GGCAATCATTGAATAACCAAACTCGTTTCTTCAATGCTATCCCAAGAGTTGTTTGGGGTAACACAGCTGGTTGGAGGGTACGAACTGACAGAGGTTCAGGACGTAGCCGACCCGTCACTGAGACTGGGAGCCTCCCAACTGTAGACATTTCCAATATAGAAACAATTTCTTCACTACCAAGAATCGTAGGTACAACCTTCGGTGCTTCCGTGAAGTCAGTGTTCTCCGCACAATTAGAAGGCGGTGTTGGTGATGTTCTGGCATTGGAAAACGAAAATGCTCAACTAGACCACGTTAAAGAAATTAACGAGGAACTATTGGCAGGGTCTGCTTATTTAACATCAGCAGGCGCAGCTACTACTTTTACAGTGCCCGCAGCAATTGCTAAGCACTTTAAGGTAGGAGACGCAGTGGGTCAATATGACGTATCTGCTACTGGACACGACAGACAAACTGGTTCTGTTGTTTCCGCAGTAAACACCTCAACTGGTGTTGTTACTGTTGCTAGTGGAACTACTTTCGCAGACGGCGACATTGCATATATCTTTAGTAGAGGTGGAATGACTTCTATTGACGACATTGTAATGGAAGACGGAGCTACTGTTGGAGGTCAAACTTCCCGAACAAGGGCTTATGACTTAACCATTAATGACAGAGCTGCTGGAAACTGGAATGCTGGTGCATCTGTTTCATATAACAGCGGTAGTGGAAGAGACCTTTCCCTCACTTTGCTGGATACAGCTATTCAGAAAGTAAGAGAGAACGGTGGCGAGCCAAAGCTAATCCTATTAGGACATGACCAATATTTTAATCTTGAAAGACTGTTAAGCTCTAACCAGCGATACATGGGTCAAGAAGAATATCAGGTTGGTGTAGGCTCAGAAAGAACTTTCCCCGGAACTCGAACTGGGTTGGTTCTAGCTACCTATCAAGGAATTCCAATATTGCCTGACGCAGACACACCTAAGTCAGTCGCAACTAACGACGCAGTTTTGGGTTCAAATGTTTATGTCTTAGACACAGACTACCTAGAAATTGCTGTCGCACAACCTACTCAGTATGTTGAAAACCGAGACTACTTCGCAGCTAATGCGTTAGTAGTAAGAGGTCTACTCTATACTATGGCTGAATTGCGATGCAAGAACATGTTTGTTCAAAGCAAAATTGCTGATTTGAACGCATAATAAAACAGGTTCACAGCGTAGGGGGCTCTAATGAGCCCCCTACATTAATATGTACATCAAAAATAATTAAAATCAAATTCTGGGTGAATAAAAATGGCTGATACAACTGAGCAAATATCCATTGACCTAGCCGTTTATATGGAAAGACTAGATGCGTATATAGCAACCCAGTCACAGTTAAATGAAACTTTATGCAGTAGACTGGAAAGTCTGGATTCAGAACTAGAAGATTTAAGAGATTGGAGAAGTAGGTTTTATGGAGCAAAATCATTAATGTTTTTAATGGGGATACTACTAGCTCACGGCGCTGCTGTGATTGCTAGTATAGTTACAGTGTCTACCATAATGAACGATTAGGAGAAATACGTATGGCAAATGAGAGACATACAGACCAACGAGAATGGGATATTGACTTTTCTACCCGTCAATCGGTACACGCTGTTACTAAATATAGTCCCTTTAGAGAGGCACTTAGTACTACAGCTTCTACTTTATTTACGCCAGCTCAAGGCGAAATTGCTGTTAACTGGGTACAAAATCCCAGAATTGAAGCTACTGATATAAGTATGTTTACTGCGTCTGGTTCAGCCATTTCCCGTAGTACTGCTCAACAATCAGTCGGGGCAGCATCATTATTAGTAAACCCTGCAAACTCTGCCAATCATGAGGGTTTTTATTGGGAAAGTCAAAAAATACCCTTTAGTATACATCCACAACATATTTCTGTACAAGTTGAGCATCGTGGAGCTTCTGCTTCAGGTGCGGTTAAAATAGAAGTAAAAGATTCAACAAACACGATTCAACATGCGGTATCGGCTAGTTCTGATTTAGCTACAAGTTGGACACGAATAACTACTACTTATACTATACCGGGTTCTACTGCCTCAGCTGCGTATAGACTATATGTAACTACTGCTGGACAACACAACATTAACTATTATGTTGACAAGATTATGTTTGAAGTACGAGAGGATACTGCTGTAGCTTCAACTTACGTAGACGGTTCAAGTGGAGTTAACTACGAATGGACTGGAACTGCTAACGCTTCTAGCTCAATTAAAAAGCGAGGCATGACTACCATTAAAGGTATGAAAGTAACTAATGAGTCTAGCACAGGTGGCGAAATAGTTTATCTTGCTATAGGTACTACTGCTACTTCGAGTACAGGAATACCTATTGGAGCGGGCGAAGCATTTGAAACAACTATCCCATTAGGATTTACAGACTACATTTCTGTAATATCCGCATCAGGAACACCTACAATAAGAGGCGTAATCTGGGGGGTCTAATGACTACAATTGAATCAATAAATGCAGATATGTATCAAACTATTGCAGATGATGCAAATATTACTGTTATTGAAAAACAAGTAGGTAGAACTACATTTGAAGATATTTCGGAAGCTTTAGATGAATATGCAAGATTATTTAAAGCCGGAATAGCATCAGATGCGGAAATATTAACTTTATCAAGAGCTTACCCTAATTCAAAACGCTATACAGAGGCAGCCTCAAGAATTGCAGAGGAGCCTATTGTAGTAGGGGGTCCTGCTAGTGTTGAGCTTATTGATAGAGAAGGGCATTTAATTACTACTAATGCTTTAAATAAAGCGTTTAAAAAATACATGTCTAACTTTAGAACTAGGAATACAATGGTTTTACATTCAGATGTTCAAGTAGGTTGGGCATTACCAGCTTATATAAGTAAAGCAGGTCAGACTTTTAAATCAGGAGTAGATGAAAAAGGGTTATTTTTTGTTACTGAAATTAGAAATGATACAAAAATAGCTAATAAAGTATTAGACCAAATAAATGATGGAAAACTTAAATCCTATTCAATAGCTGGTTCTGCTACAAAAACTCAAAATATGCAAAAAGGTTTAATGCCTTATATGCAGGTAGATGAAATGGAATTAGCAGAAGTTACTGTATGTGAAAAAGGTGTTAACCAAGCAGCTGGATTTGATATTCTTAAAGGACACGATTCTGCTACACACTCATGTAGTGATGGAAGCTGTTTAGCCCATTTAGAAAAACAAGAAACATCCGAAAAACTTCCTTTGGAACTAGTCTTTAAAGAGGGAGGGGATATAGATTTTATAAGTTCTTTTCGGGTATGGTTAAATAAAACAGATAATTTAGCTTTAAAACAGAAAAAAGTTTTTGAGCAAGTTACACGGGATTATAATAAATCAATTATTAAAGAAGACATTATGAACTCTGGAAAAAGTTTCCATACTTTAAATAATTTTGAAGGACGGGATGCTGAACACCATCAACTTTTACGAGAATATGGTTTCCCATCTGAGCAGCCACAAGACGGTATGAGATACACTCCAGTAATAGAAACTGAAACTGATGAGCATGGAATGCCTATTCATCCAAAACCCCCTTGGTATGTTAATGAAGCAGGTCAACATTTAGGGGATAGATTAGATGAAACTTTACACACCTACGATATTACAAAAGCTGATGAAGATGATGAGGATGATAGTAGGTGGGTTTCTGAATGGCAAGCTCCGCAAATTGAAAAAGATGCTAATATAGTAATGGCTGATGCTACCCCTAGTACACCATCTATGGGATGGTTTGATATGATAAAAGGGGCGAATGAACAAGAACATCTTTCACAATTTTTAACATGGATGCAAAAAGATATGGATGCAATTACCGCACACGCTATGGATAATGCATATCCGGGCTGGCGGGAAGACAAGGGAGCATACAAAATCGAATGGGACAAAATGAAATCTAATATACAGGAGGGTTATAAGTAACCAGAAATGACAAACATTCTTACTCAAGCACTAAAATTTTTCCACCATCTACCCACGGGAGGTGAGTACCATACCCATAGCGAACAAGAGTATGAACTTTACAAACATATAGAACATATTGATGAGCCTGTTGAGCCAACACATTGCAAGTATTGTGAGCTAGATAATAGGACACAACAAGAGAAATACCGAGACAGCCATTTAATATAGAATTGGTTACTTTAACAGTATAATAAGATAAGACCCAATCAGAGGAGGACTTTATGGAAGATGCCTTAAACCACGAGTGTGTCTGTAGCGTTGACGGTTTATCCGACCAATGCATATGTGAAGCCGAGAAGGGGTGCAGTTGTCAGGGATGTGGATGTGAAGCGAATGTACCGATAGCACAATGCGGGTGTGGCAACTGGCAGCAATGTGCGATAGAAGAACAAGATAATTAAGGAGAACATTAGATATGATAAGAATACTTACATTAGGTATCCAGTTTTTTATGCTGAATAGCGGGCAGTCCAAAGCCGGGAAAGGGGTTCTTAACGAAGGCATGGATGTTATAAGCGCCATTGGTAAAGCAATGAAAGACAAAAAGATAACTAACGCAGAGAAAAAAGCTGTAGTGAAAGAGATAAAAGAATTTTCTAAAGCTGCAACCGACCTATTAGATTCCATAGCAATCCCTGAATAATCAGATGACCCTATGGATTTACAAAATCTCAAGCTACCGTTAGGCATAGTATTATTAATTCTAGCTCAAGCATTCGGTGTAATCTGGTATGTAAGTGGGTTAGATGCTAACGTCAAAG